TTCAATGTCGTGAGGAGATGCATGTTGCCATGTACGTATCCTGCGTATATTGTTAGTAGTGTTAGTATGAACAATACTACTAGTGACAGGATATTAGGTATGGGCGACGGTAATGATGTAACGTGTGGTTTCTTCTCCTCTACTGTTGAGGGTTGAGGTGATGGAGAGTTGTCCATTGAGTTGTTCTGCTGCTTTGTTTAGAAGTTCTTTTACTTCTTCTGTCATTTGCCTGTGTAGTGATAGAGTTTGTACTTACAGTTATAACGACGGATGTACTTAGCAGCATGTTCTTCACATTGAAACCAGCACTTCTTATCTTCTGTTAGATCATGTAAGTGATAAGGGAAAGTATTAAGATGAGGGAATAACTCAAGTTTCCTTGAGTTCATTACCTTTATTTCTTCTTCCTTCTGCTTCTTCTTGCGCGATGACTTTGAGACGGGTGTTGTAGTCGTAGTCTTCTTTGTCGAGTTCTTTGTTGATTCTTTGCGGATCCCAGAACTCAAGTTCTCCACATTCTTGGAGAGTGTAGAAGCAGTCTTTGCGGATTGCGTTGATGAAGTCGTCTTCTGACCAGTCGTTGAAGACGCTTTCGATTGGGTCTTTTTCGTCCCACGTGATTTGGATGCCATTAGGATCGTTGTTGAAATTAATCATTGACTTTGGTAATAGTTATACAATCATTATCAAGTGTCCAATCAATGGTGTCTCCATCTTTCCAGTTTAGTTCAGTAGTGATCTCCTCAGGGATTTCAATGAACATATCATCACTATCAGTACACTGTTGTACTGTAACAATGTGCCTATTCGATGTATCCATTCTCCTCTAACCATTGACGAGTGAGTGGGGTCGGATCATAATCTGTCCACATAGTACCCCTAGCACACGATTCTAGTGCTTCCATGGTCATGTCCTCAGTCTTTCCTGCCCATGTCGCTTCTGCTTCCCATGGTTGTGCTGCCTTTGGATATGTGCGCTTGACTAACTCTTGCCAGATAGGTGGCACATCTTCCTCTGGTTTGATGATGGCAATCATACTATTTTCAATAGTGCCTGCCATACAATCTTGTGCAGCATGCCATCCTTCATGACGTACAACACTCATCAATACATGTGGAAGGTGCATGTATGCACGATTGAGATAGAAATGATTGGATACAGTATGGTACACACCACGATGTGATACTGGGAAGTATCGTTCATCAGCAAGATGTACATGTACACCAATCTGTCCAAATGCAACCATGATCTGGTCAAACTCATCAGCAACTACATCCCAATTTGCATCAGGATATGCTGCACGAAGATCACCAGATGAATAGATGCGTTCTACATCTTTTGTACACTCTTTGAGTAGCATACAACCCATTGCATCCATGCTGTAATAACCTTTGGTGATCTTATCCTCACCAGCAAGTGCAATACCTGCTGTTGTGAGTGATGCACCCATCAACATACTAATTAGTACGTTCTTCATGATCAATTGCTCCTTGTTCTTTGATTCGTTGTAGCAATCCCTCTGCTTTTGCGTGCTCTTGATTGTTACATGCAGTCATGTATTCAATGATTAGAGCACGCATCTCATCAGAGATTACGTAATTACTCTCTGAGTTGGTCATAGTTACTAAACAATGTGTCTTCTTGCTCTAGTTGATTGGGATCCATCCACTCAAAGAACTCATCAGCAAGTGCCATTGCGCTATCCATGTCATCATTGGACATATGATAACGGAAACGGTCTACTGCCCACTCATAAATGTCATCACGTTGAGCACTGATACGCTCAGTAGTTTCAGGATCGGTGGTGAAGTTGTAGTTGCTCATAGTTTTTTGGCGAAGAGAACGTTAGCAAGGTGGTCGTACTCGATGAATTCTACATCATCAGGGAGGAGAGATACTGCTGCTGCCGCGAAGTCGTTAGGAAACTTCTTGAACATGCGCCAATACTTCTCAATACCCTCATCATCTAAATCTTCGTGCGGCAAGACGCGCACTTCCCAATCTCCACGAGTGTATCTATTAGGGAATGGATTGATGTACTCGCGGATATGCTCTTGAAGCATGTTCATTTGATGAATACCTCTTGGGTGTGTTCAGTGGTGAGTGCTTTTACATCTTGGAGCATCTTACACATATGTGCAACATACTCTACATCTTCTTCGTCAGGAGTGAACTCGTAAGAACATTCCCAGTCTACTGTGTTATCTTCAAATACTGGTGCGCCGAACATATAACCATCATCATCCATCGCATACGCATTGCCATCAGCAACGATATAGAAAGTTGGAGCAGTCATGATTGAGAAGAGAAGCGTGAAACTATAGTGTACTATGTATGGGGCAGGGTGTCAACCCTCGTAATATGCATTCTTGTAGAGATAACCGCCTGCCCAGTCACAGTTCTCCAGAACAAACTCACGCTCTTTGATGATACGGAGATCGAAACGAACATCCTTAGCAGGTGCTTTCCAAGACGCTGCCTTGTACAGTTCACCAGTGTTCTTGTCAACAAATGCGTGGACAGACTTACTACCATCAGAGCATGTCTGAACAATCTTGTGATACTTACGTCCAGTCACAATGCTGAACTTGTACACATCTTTGCCTGCTTTGTACTCAGCAATGCGCTCTTCCCAGTATTTGGGATTGTCACTGCTAGGCATCAGGAACTGAGCACGTTTGATGCTAGTCTCAACAAAGTCTTGCTCTAGTGCTTCACAGAGCATTTGAGTATACTTGAGAGCATTAGCAGCGATTTGCTCACGTGCTTCAGCAGTGGCACAGAATTCAGAGAAGGTGGCGGTGGTCATGGTGTCTTGTGTTGATGAACTTAGTATAGCAAGGATCATGCCTTGCGGATGTCCCCACGTACCACTACGTCAGCTGGCACACGTGAGATGGTGTAGCGGCGGATCTGCTGGGAGAATGGACGCCATGCCTCTACAGTCTCGTTCACGATGCGGTTGTGCTGACGATCCATGCCCTTGGCAGTCTTGCACTTGCCTTCCTTACGGAAGTACACGATGGGTTGCTGTGGAGCATCCACGGTGTCGATCTCGATCTTGTAGAAGGAGTGCTTGACGATGGTGGTGGTCATGGGTGGTGTCCCTTGCTGATGAACATAGTATAGGGCTTATGGGAGCAGTTCCAATGCCTCCTGTGACAGTTCCTCGGTTGGCATGTCCTTCTCAATCTGCCTTACCATGTCATCATCCATGGCATCCAGTTGTTCGAGCAACCAGCGGTCGAGCATTACTTCATTCATTGTTTTAGTTAAATCAGAGGTCAGCGTGGAGCATTTCATCGACAGTCATTTCAAGTTCTGCCGCTTTGAGTTCAAGATGATCACAGCATGTGTCATCATCGTGGAGATCAATCTCTTCCATGTCTACATGTGTAGTGAGTTTGCTGAAGAGAAAGTCAAGGAAATCGTTGTCTTCTTTAGTGAACATAATCAAACTGTGCGAACTTTAACAGAGTGGGTGCCGTCACCGTTGAGTTGACGCTGCATCAGATCAGAGTGGATCTTACGTGCCTCTTGCTCATCCAGCACCTCATAGCAGTGGTTACCCTCTTCGGGAGTGATGGCAGAGATCCGATAGATCGTGGTCATGGGTGTCTCTCGATTACTTTGTAATCTTACCAGTCCTCTGTAGGGTCTGGTGGGTTGGGTAGACACCTTGCTAACTGGTTGTACACCTCACTGTCGTTGACATTATTCTGTATAGCATGGAGTTTGGTGATGCCCAATGATGCTCCCATCAGCACGTCCATCAGAAAACGGATCTGTGAGGTGGTTAGTGGTACGTTGGTAGTCTCAGTCATGATAAGTGGTTGAGGACGCTTGTGGACGCTGCTGGAGGGGTCTCAGGGAGTTCTTCCAACCGCTTGTGAATCAGATCAGCATAGTCCTGATGCAATTCACACCCAATATAGTGCCTCTGCATCGATTTTGCAACTGCTGCTGTCGTGCCACTGCCCATGAAAGGATCAAGGATGATGTCACCCTCTTGACTGCCTGCTAGGATGGCAGGTTCAATCAATTCACGTGGATACACTGCACAGTGTGCTCCCTTGTATGGTTTTGGTTGTACTGTCCACACACTCTTCTTTCTCTTCATCTTAGAACCATCAACTGTTGGTTCTTTGATAGACTCCACGTCAAAATAGTATCGTGGGTTCTTACTCAAGAGGAAGACATACTCATGTGATTTGGTACAGCGATCCTTCATACTCTCAGGCATAGGATTTGGTTTGTTCCAAATAATATCCTGACGTAGATACCAACCATCAGCACGTAATGCAAATGCTAGCATCCACGGAATACCAATGAGATCTTTATCCTTAAGACCCTTAAGTTTGTTGCCACGACGTGGATTACGTATTTGTGGCAGATCTTGATTGCTGGATGCCATAGACTGCTTGGGCAGCGCCTGACCCTTGCCAGATCGATAGTTGTAATAACTATCACCAATGTTCACCCAGAGTGTGCCATCATCAGTGAGACAATCGCGCACTCCACGAAACACTTCAACTAATTGTTGAATGAACTCTTCGGGTGACTCTTCCAGACCAATCTGAGCATCTTCATTGCCATAATCACGGAGACCGTAGTATGGTGGTGATGTCACACACATACGAGCGCGTACACCAGACGCTGCGAACTGTTGCAGCGTCTCTCTACAGTCTCCATACAGAATAGTGTCCTTCAAAGTTCCTCTTTAATGAATAGTTCTTCCATTCTACCATGATTCATGCGGAATGCAGTACCACGATTACGAATAGATTTGCCAATTTTCTTCTGTGTACGCATACGAATGTCAATAGCAATCACATCGTTCTCTATTGCAGTGCGGAACAGGTTCTTATCAGTGCTGATGAGACGGTATGCTTCATTGTAGTGGAAGTATTCCACACCATCACGCTTCTCAACATCAGCAAATACCTTCACACATGCAGGGAACTTGTTTGCGAACACGTTCAACAGAGTGTCCCAGTCCCACATAACGATGACAACGTTGCCATGACACACAGCACAATAGTCATCAGTGGTAACAATCTGGAGACCACGCTTGTTGACAGTTTTAGTTACAGTAGATTGTCCACTCAACTCACCTTGCTTTGTGGTGTGAGGGAAACCATACGTTTCAATATAATCTCTTTGGGGTACTACCCAATCACCCTCTTTGGTGAACAGTGTTTGCTTACCACCAGCACCTTTACGTGCTGCTTTCAGTTCATATCCTTCAAGATCAGGACCAGAGATACAGTTCTCTGTCAATCCTAGTTCTTGTTCGAGAGAGTGACCAACGCCAGTGTTACCTTTGCGATGGGTTTTGATGTAACCACGTGCTTTGATCGTGGCATACTGTTGCTTGAAAGTGTTAAGATCCATGGGTAATCCTCGATGAATGTGTTTGTAGGGGGTGTGGTCTTACGCTGTGAACCAGTCTCCCAGTCCTGTGCAGCCACGTGTGATCAGCAGGCAGCGGGAGAGTAATCCTTGCCCTGATACTCTTCAGTGTTGATGGCAGTAACTACAGCACCGTTGGCAATGTAGTTCTCAACTTCGTACTTCATCTCAGTTTTGACTTTAGTGGAGAAGAAGACCATCTCAGACTCAGAGCCAGGATGCCAGACGACTTTCTTAACGAAACGCTTGCCAGTGCCGACAGGATAGTAGTCGATCTTGGTGGCGGAAGTGAAGAGTTGCATGGGTGCCTTGCTTTGACTCTCTTAATATACACGGTTTGGGGGTGCTGTGCCACAATTGTGGACACTACGCGAACTGTCTGCCCACACACCACCCAACGACGCTTTTCCTTGTACCGTTGGTGACAGGTGTTACTCTGTGTGCCATCATTGATGGGAATACTATCAATGTTCCTGCCTTTGTGGGCACACGTGTGATATTCCAAGTCAGTTCTTCACCATAGATTGGTTCAACAAACTCGAAGTATCCACCATCGTAGTCATCATTCAACAAAAGAGAGAATGATAGTTTACGATCCCATATCTGATTGTGTTTCCAGATGTTATCCTGATGCCATGAGTAGTAGTCACCAACGTTGTAGTGTGCATACTGATACTTACCAGAGTCAAATCCATCATTCAAATGGAATTTGTACACATCTTCGTTGATGACCTGTACATGGTGTCTACAGAACTGTGCTACCCAATCATTATCATCACGTAAACATACACGTGTCGAGCGAACTGTTGATGCCTGCACTACACCATCTCTGACTATCAATGCATCACCAAACTTTGAGTTGGTGTCAAGATAGTCAACCATGTTGGGTGGCAATAGTATTTCACTCGCAGTGTGATACATCACTCTGAGAAAATAGGAATGATGTTAGTCTTGACGTGCTCAGTTTTGTTTATATGCTGCTCCCACAGAGCGGCATCGTCCAAATTGTAGAAGATCGCTTCTTGGCGGCTTGTGCTCTTCTTTTTCTGCTTCATCCAGACAACAGCGTACTTCATTCCAAAAATTAGGGTAAACAACAATAGAACAGTAGTGACGACCCCACCGTGAGTTAGCACTCTTAGGCAATGGGATGTCTTTGTATACAATAGTGATGTAATACTCACTAATGAATCCAATATAACCAGTGATACCGTGGTATTCTACTGGTTGGAGCAATTCAAAATTACTCTTTTTCATCAAACAATTTCCTGTTTGCATTTGCTGGGTTGGGAAGTCTGAACATCTGCTTAAGATCGTTCAGTTCATTCAGTTGCGTCTGCAAGTTATCAATTTGCTTTTGCAGGATCTGAAAGTTGTGATCGTTATTGTTCTGCAGCATCAGGATGTTTTGCACCGCTGACTTGAAGTCCTCTTCGTTCATTTGCGTTGATGTTGTGGAGTTGTCGTTGGAGTTCATATTCTACCACGGATAGGTGTTGATGTAAATACTTCTCCCACTTGTTGTCGCGGGTGAGTTTCATGACATTGTTGATTTGCATTGATGCCATGAGCAGTCTGGTCTTTTCATCCATACTAGAATCTCTCTGGAATGTGTCTGTAACCTTGCATCAGTGAACGAAGTCCTTGAGCACGATCAAGATGACGTTTGTGATAGTGGATCACATCATCGATGCAAGATAGCATCTCCTCATATATTCTTCGGGCGTCAACCGATTCATCTTGGAGGTAATCATCGATAGCATCCTGCATACGATCTTTGCGTTGGATTGCATACTCTTTTTTGTAGTCATAGGATTGATCAGGTGTTGAGGTCATTGGAATTCTTCGTTACGACGTTTATCTAGATACTCAATAATTTCACCACGCCACTCAAGCAATTCATGATAACATTTCTGTTCATGTGCGTCCTCACGCAATTCATGGTCTGGTTTGAGGACACTCTCGTAAAAGATGTAGAATGCATCTTTGCGTTTCTCGTGCTTGGTTGTCTTGTCCCAATCCATGGTGCTTTAGTGCTGACTCCGTTATTTTAGTAGATCAGAGGGGCAAAAGTGGCAGATCTCACAATTTCTTAATGATTGACCCCTTCATGCCATTGTTTGAAGGACATGCGAGGCCAGATGCCATACTCTTGACCAGCGAATCCTCTTGAGTTTAGCATGGGATAATCCATTTCGATGGCAGCATCCCGATATTTGAGGAAATCAGCATCTGGATTGAATGGCAAACCCTTGGCATACTCCCAGAATGGAGTATCGAAGGCAGATCCGAACTGATAGTGCCATAGAATGAATGTTTCAAGTTGTTTCATGTACTTGAAAACATCACTGTCACATGCATACTTTGGTTTACCATCAACAATGTGTTCCCATGCATGACCAGCAACATTACGATAGAATGTAGTTGATGTTGCTTCCAATGGTTCTAGGAATGCGAATCGATTACCATTTAGAATGGTACGCTCACCATAGAACATTGACTTAGCAATATAATTCTGGAAACTGAGGTAACCATCAATGTCACTCTCTACAATATCAAACCTGTCGAGGAAATCTGCTTTAGCATCCTCTTTGCTAGTGATAAGATCATTGTAGAGATAACCATATGAGATACTATCCTGATTAGGGATAACAAATGTCCAACCATTAGGTGTGGCAGCACATTTAGTATGTGTTAGATCTACGTCCCTTCCATCTGCAAATGCAATAATTGCTGAATTATGTGGGTTGGTGAGTCTGTGATAGTTCTCATAATCATTCTCAGACTTGCCTCTGCAATCAAAAATGTAATCAGCATCAATCTCTACCTCAGGGTTAACAATCTTCTGTTCAATAACATTCACATACTGTGATTCTCTTACTTTCTGTGATAGTTTAGATGTCTGGAAGTGACATGCAATACTATCCATGAAGAACTTGTGGTAGATATGCTTCTGCTTCTGTCCCCAGTTCTCATACAAGATGCCAAGTTTAAGTGTTGCACCAATGTCATTGTTCCACCAGTCCATATTCATACTGGCAGAGATCAACTGCAGTACATCAGGTGTGGTAGACTGTCCTACTTTCTCAATAGGAATGTTTGGATCGTAATACATATCGATCTCAAACAGTTCTTTACCATAGTATCCGAAGTTAAGTGCGGTCATGCATCCAGCATTACCAGCACCCACGATTGCTATTTTCTTCTTCATTCTGTTATTTGATCGCAGCTAATAATGTCAGATACAGGAACTTCATGCTCACCTGCTATGAGATAGTAGTGCTGACCATCACGTTCACCAATATATTTCAGTTCATCTTCTGGAAAATTGTTTTCACGTAGCATCGCTTGTATCTGTAGATGCTTCAATTGGTCAGCGTCAGGCACTTCCATGATCATATTATTCATGTGATGATATCTTATCAGAGGGTCACTGGGTTGTCAAGTCTTCAAATTCAAAGACACGTTGGACATAGGCATACACTTCTTCAACTGTCCCATCAGGGTTGACATCAAACTCAAGGTTAAAGTATTGTTGTCCCTGTAGTTTAGATTGAATGAATGCTACTTGATCTGCTGTCAATACTTGTACACCATCGTCACGTGATAATAGATCCAAGTATGAATCAGCAAGTTCTCTAGTGTCTGCACTATACCTGAGAACTCCCTTGCCTTTATAGTTATCGTCAAAAAACTTAGGATATTTAAAGTTCAATCGATATGTAATCGTGTCCTTATCAGGATACACATCAATTGTTCCTCTACACATATCAGGACGACCAGCAGGAATCTCATTGACTCTACTTAAGAAGTCGTTATCTGATAGTTCATCGAGATCATATGATGAGTCATATACTCTAATGCTGATTAGATCACCGCCTGGTGCAATTGATATACCATTGAAGTTGGTAACAGTAGAATCAGTGACACTAGTCAGTTTATTGATATGACCTAGTGTTTGATATAGTTTGGGTTGTCCAACACTATCAACAAATAGTTTCCAAGTGTATGGATTTGCTGCTGTACTGCTATATGTGTAGAACTTCTTGCAAAAGAACTCTTGGAACACACCATCTAGGTGATAGACATACAAATCATTATCAAATCCATAGTTTGGATCATTTGTATGCTTTTGCTTAAAGTCAAAATACTTTTTGATTGCCTCGTGTGTATCAGCATCAATGTTAGGACCGTAGTCAAAACTCTTGAGGATGGTAAACCTTGCTGGCATCATCTCAACAGTTGCTACTTTCTCACCATCAGACAAGCGATACTTATCAGAGATATTAAAGTCTTCTGTAAAGATCATTATTCGTTGCTCGCTAGTTGTTGTCCTTCAGCATTAACAAGAGAATAGAAGATATAATTCTCTGGTGTTGTAGTTGATGCCTGTGATGCAGGAAGATTATCACCACACCACTCCATAGTATCAGCAACATCATCATCAATCTCACAGAATACATGCTCTGAGTTCTTTAATGCTGTCCACAAATCACCTGGCAGAATGTCCTTGTACAATGCGTATGATGCATTGATAGCATCAACATTAGAACTAGTATTCCAACCAGTTGATCTTAGATAGAGCACAGGCTTACCTATCTGAGCAGCATATCTCTCAATGAAATTATCAAAGTAGAAGGTGTTGTAGTTGTTCATCTGAGTAGTAGTTTCCAAGCAATTGTTACACGTAGTCCAGTAAATGCTCTGGAGCAACCTTCTGACATGTGTGGAATCATGCCATTGAACATAACAGCAGAGTTACCTTTGGGGAGATAATAATAGTGTTCATCTCCACCTAAGTCAAAGATAGTCTTACCGAGATATTCTGGTCTCCAGTTATCATTAGCGTAGTAGAGAAATGTTCTCTCGCTCTCATCATACCAGTCAACGTGGAAATCACCCTGTGTTCCAAATGTATGCCCGTTGGCATACACATCATATAGTTCATAATCTTGCTGGGTTTTTTCCTTAATGATATTTAGAAGATAATCAGTGTAGTATGGATTGTCCTTCAGTTCATAGATCCAGAATGGATATCTACGTCTGCGATCACCTGGCGGATATGATCCATGACCAAACTTCCACCCTGATTGCTGCATATCATTCTTGATCTTCTCATGAGATTCTTTATCAAAGAAGTCATTGAATTTTTTAAACTCTCTCATTTTTGTAACCATGCTAAGAATACATCTCTCCTACCAGAGGTCACCATGTTAACTCTGTGTAGTAAATTGCCAGGATAAATTACTGCTTTACCCTTGGGTAGTTTAATTTCTACCTCACCATCATCAGTTGTAATGACTAACTCACCACCCTCATAATCATCACTGAGAAAACATGTCATACTATAATCTGGTCTAACACCACCACATGGGTTAGAATCGTAATGATCTTCATACTGTCCACCCACATCATACTTGACAAAGTATATCTGTGATAGTGCTGATGCAAATGATTTTAGTTTATTTTCTATGATCTGTCCACAATACATATTCAGATCACGAGCACCCACCCCACCATATACTGTGGAGCAGGTTTTGTTCTTTGCTTCTGGATTGCTTTTCTTACCGTCTTCAAACTCTAAGTATTTGAAGTATCGTGTGATGTATGATAGTTGTTCATTATCTAGTAAATCAATTTCACGTATCATAGTTCATTTTCATCAGTGTGATACTTACTCCAATCAACTGGGATGATGTCATCTACCTCTAGTTCACGCATGAGGCGTAGAACATTCTCTGTAACTTTCTTGCTTTCAGGTAGACCACGAGTAGCAAGTCTGTACATGTTCTCTTCTCTGCTCTTCCAGAAGTCTGTACTTGCTTCAGAGTCATGCTTGACCCACTGGTCAGCATCATTTTCATCCATGAATGCAGGAGGATTCTCTACACCATCATATAGTTTTCTATAATTTGATGGATCGATAGGGAACTTGAGATCAAATGTGTATTTAAAATACTTCAAACCTGATCCTTCAAACATAGCATCAGTTGGTGAAGGTACAGTGTAGTCACGTAACCATTGTCTCCACTTAACCCAGTCTGCTTTCTCACCATCATATCTCTCTGCAATATCAGGTAGAACTCTCCAGTCAGATAGTCCTAGCATATTATTTCTCTGTCTGATAAGTTTACGCCATCTCTGCTCCCAGAAGACAACACTACTATCAATCTCTTTGACTTTCTCCTCTACCTTGAGGTTCTTGACTTCATTTACAACATAGAAGAAATCTTGACACTTCTTGAATAGTTCTTGTGCTTGTGCTGAGGTAGCACCAGTGAATGAATATACCTTCCTGTATGATGATTCAGTCTTGAAATCATACACAAGTTTTCTTCTTTGACAGAAGTATCCACCATCACTGAAATACTGGAAGTATTCAAGTCTATCTTTATCTGAGTGCCAGAACTCATCAATCTGAGTATCAAAGAACTTTGCAATTAGTTCTTTGTCAACTTTAAATCTTCTAGCAGATTTACCAGCACTGTATAGTGCTGATGATTGTTCCTCACTGAAAGACCCATTCAAAAAGTCTGCTTCAATGAGTAGTGATCTTTCTTCCATGGATTACTTACCTTTGATGTACCATCCTGTCACTATATATTTATCCTGTGTAAGAACTGTATTGCCCTTGTGGGTGTGAGTAAATGCACCTGGCCAGATAACAACAGTGCCTGCAGTTGGTTTGATTCTTCTACGCTGGTACAAAAACTCAGTCTCTGCCTCACCATCAGGCATATCATTAAGATAAATCATCCACGTAAGATCTCTGTGTGCATGTGATAGATCTCCTGCCTCATGATGCCACAAATGATAACCACCACCAGGCGGAGTTACTTGCACTTTGATATCAGTAGATACCAGTGGCACTGACTTCAGTGCTTGATATTCATTAATATAATGTTTAGCACATGATTTAAGAATCTGATTGATTTGTGTAACCAGATCTCTATTTGAATAGTTCAACAGAAATGCGAAATCTTTTCTGTTGAGAGCACCACCGTAAAATTCTTCTGATTTGAATACAGTCTCACTGTCCTCAAGTAAACCAAGATCGTCCGCTGCTTGGTCCATATCAGGGTCATAGTTCACAGTCACACCCATATCTGCGACTCGTTTAGTATAATTGATGATAGTATCACACAATGGTCGTGGCATAAAATTAGGCCACACACCAATAAAGTCGTTGAATTCGACTTTGGTGATATTCGGATCAAGCATCAATTCAAGAGGTCTATAATCAGGAATGCCAGTCATATTAGTAAGCTTTGATAACGTATTTAGTCTTCTGGAATGGGTTGAGGATTGGGACTTGTCGCTGTGGTCTCATTGTAACAGAAGGGAATGGTTTCTTAAAGTTACTCTGAAGTTTAAACTCTGCCTCTTCCATATCCATAAAGATTTCACTCTGAGTGAATGATAGTTGGATAGCAGGAGCAGCACCACCAGTACCAGCAGGAGCAACAGCAGTAATCTTAAACATAATATCACCAGATCCACCAAAGTCATTCCAGAATTGAGTTGATAGTTCATCACCAACCTCATAGTTCTGTCCAGCATTAACAATCAAGTTAACTCTGTATCTGGTATCACCAACTGGATTACCACCATTAACACTAGGATATGGTGTGAATGTGATGTTTAGAATCATTCCACTACCGTTCTGATTACCAGTATCTTGTGGAGAATAAGTCATAGGACAATCAATTGTAACCTCATCATCAGGACTTGTCCAGTAACCGTCACCATTTGTTAGACGATATGCCCATTCGTTAATAGATCTGTTAGTCCATCTACCACCATCAGGCAACAATGAGTCGATGGTTCTTCTCTCCCACAATTGGAATGTTTGTAGTGATCCACTGACACCACCACCTAGACCAGATCCAAATGGTGCGCCAGATGTACCAACACCAGATACATTACCACCAGTAAAGTCTGAGTTAGGATCACCAACAGGACTCTCTGTTAATAAGTGAGCATGTGTTAGTGTCTGTCCACCAACAGGAGCATATGGATCAATTCTGAATGTTGATGGTTGTGTATCAACAACAGCAGCACAATCATTACCACCACCTGCACCAGTTGGTTGTAGCACAGCACCAGCATATGCAGAAACAGGTGAGATCCACCATGTTAGGAAGTCAACTGTTACATTCTGGTCTTGTGCAGTTGGACCGAAGTCAGTAGATCCATTGGTAGGATATTCTTCGTTAACTGGATAACCAGCTGGTAAGTTAGCAGCAACCCACGTTTCCATGGAGAATGTGTTACCATAATATACCTTCAATTCCTGTTGGAATTGTCCCAAACTATTCAACCATGATACCCATGCTGCACGTGCGTTTGCTGCTGATCCTTCTCCGTCACCAATACTAGTAGCGCCTTGTTCTGTAGGACCTGGATTAGCACCAGTTTTAAACATACCACGACCAGCAGGTGGACCCCATCTAATCAATGCTTCACCTCCATCACTTTCAGTTACAGCAGCAATATATGCATGGTTATGCTCAGGTGCTGCAATTGGAATAGATGCTAGTGGTCCAATCTGTGCAGTAACTAGACCAGAAATAGTAAAACCAACTGAATCCTCTACAGTTTCTAGTCCTTGCAATCTCACAGTACCAAGAGAGAAGAACTGAGAATTAAGTCCTGTCTGACTTGTAGATGGTCCCTGAATCTGTTCCAGTGGTTGTACACCAAACGAGTCAACTTTATCAAAGTACCAGTATCCACCCTCAGCACCAACATCGTTGATACCTTTGCCAGATGTAGATACAGGTAGGAATGCAGAGTTACCTCTACCAGAATCAACCAATCCAATACCACATAGTCTTCTATTTCTGTAGTCAGGAAGATTAAACGTACCAGTATATGTTGCAACACCATTAACGTCAACGTTCTTACTGCCTGAACCACCATAGGTATTGCCAATCATATCAAACAATGCCCAATACTGATCAGCATCTAGTTGCTGACCTTCACATTCAATGAATCCAGCATATCTACTACCAAGTTGTCCATCAAGATTACCATATCCTGCTGCTGCTCCCACTTTCAATACAGGAAGAACTGTGCCGATAGGATAACCATCAAACTTCTCAGTCTTATTACTATACCACTTACCTAGATTAGTTGCTGGTGGTGGTGCAACAGCATATGTTGTCACTGTCCATGTGAATGGGTTGTTGATTGTACCAGTACCAACTTTGATTTGTGTAACCTCTGGTGTACTCAACTGTGAAGCACTCTTAATGATAAGATAGAAACTACTATTGACTGCAGGATCAAATGTTCTTGGTCCTTCTACTGGTGTATCAAAGTCAATAGAGATCAGTGCATTATATCCACTGATAGATTCAATAGTAATTGGTTGGTTAATACCACTGATAGTTACAGGAGCACTGGAAACAAAAGTATCTGGTGGTTGATTGTTTCTATCTGCTGGTGGTAAGAATGCAGCATTAGTATCTGGTCCACTATTAGTTACAACAGTCCATGTTGGAATAGTACGTGAACCAACCTTAATCTGTAGTTCTTCAGAAGCACCAAACGTTGCACTCGATTGTAAGTAAATGGTTAACTTATCACCATTTTCTACATTTGTTGGGAATACACCAATAGAATCATTGTTCTTCTTAACTCTAACAAGAGATGCAGTTGTAGATACAACCTCAACAGGAACAACAACTCCTGCACCTAAACCACCAATACCAACACTTGGTTGTTCATCAGATCCTATGAGTGCGTCTGCAGCAGCATTAGCAACGTCAGTAAAACTAAATGCATTTGGTGATGTAGATAAGTTAGGACCAGTGGTAACAGTCCACGTTGATCCGCCAGAAATATCACCAATACTCAATTCTGTTTGTGATGCTGTCAGTCCAGAACCTGATGTGAATATCCTTAACTGCAGATAGTCACCATTATTTACAGTACCATTGGTTCCTGTCCACGTAACATTATCTAATACATCAAAACCTAATGAATTTGTTGTGGTATTATTGTTAGGTGAAAGCGCATATTGTCCAATACCACTAGTTGCAATTAGACCTGGCGCATTCAATCCCTGAATTCTAATAACTTCAGAGTATGCATATGTATTTGTCTCTAAGTCAGTTAGGTCAGTAAATACTGGGAATGGTACTGGTTCGTTAGCAGGTTCTGGTTTGTTTGTTACTACCCACTCTTCATTTGCAGTACCAACAACCAAGTTAAGTCTAAGTTTTTGACCATTGAACTGACTGGTAGTTCCTCTGATCTGGAGTTTGGCACCATTCTCTACAGTCTGTGTACCATTAGTCTGAATCCATCCAGTATCCCAGTTGCCATCACCATCATAATCAATACGTAAAGACCACTTAGATGCATCACCAATGATGTTAGAACTCAGCTGAATAGGTGCCTGAGTTGTTGGTGTTAGTCCTGTAATCGTAATGATGCTCTCACCTGCTCTAGATCCATCAGCATAAGTGTACATCGTGTTGAGTTCAGCATCATCAACAGGTGCTAATGGATATGGATCAGGTGTGAAATCCTCAGGGATGGTCGAAATCAACCAGAATTGAGTTAGGTCACCAATCTGTACAGTAATAGTCTGAGTAAAGTCCCACGCTGGGGGTGCTTTAAACTTAAACTGAATATAATCACCCTCTGAAACATATAACGGGGTGTTTGAGTATGAATACGTCATTCCTGTCAGTACAGATATTATTCCAGTCCTACTATTTAGATCTGTCTTACATCTTGCCAATCGTCATTGGCATTTATATCCACTTGAATAGGATAGTTTGACTTGATCTCAACAGGGATATCGATACCATCGACCAGTAGAAGTTCCGATAGAATTTCTGTTTCTGGTGTCTCTACAGGTTCCTGTTCCTTAATCTTATCTTTAGTTTCAGGAATTGCAAAGTTATCAGGTGTTTGGTCAATGATTACAGTTGTCTGTGTGCTATCCTGAGCCTGTCCACCAGTACCTTGTACTGAAATGTTCCAGTTGATAAGATATGGTCCGAAATCATTCCATGGAACACCAACTGTGCTCCAATCAATAGTACCATCTCTATCAGTAGCACCTTGAGAACCACCCAGTTCAGCAGATGTGGCAGGATTAATAATAATCTGAGCACCAGTAGTCTGAGTACCATTCAAATAAGTGTATGTTGGTGTTATAGTAATAGATGAGTTTGCATATTGAGATTCATATTCAATATCAAAAGTAGAGTCACCATAGAGGATAGAACCAGGTGATGAAATTTCACATGTTGGGAACTGAGATACAGTAATAGTAATACAAGTTACAGGAGAGTCACCAGCAATACCAGTTGCCTTAGCACAATATGTTGTAGTATCGCCAGGACATACCTGAGCATTACTTGTCAAGTTTCCATTATTAATGTTACCCTGTGTCCATACAATTTGATCAGCATCACCAGTAACATACCATTGTAGTGTGGTACATTGTCCAGTAATAATACTAGTGCCAGGATTAGCAGTAATGAATACTTCAGGTGGTGTTAGAACATTTACCTGAACAAACTTATTGGTATCACCCTCTGGACCTGTTGCGGTCAACATATAAGTTGTTGCCTGTGTTGGATATACTACAGTGCTAGCATAGAAGAAATTACTGTTACTAGTATTAATAACGCCAGGTATAATTTCGAGATTATTAACATCACCAAATACGATCCATGCCAATGTTACTGCAGAACCAGCAAGAACTGTAATGGTAGTAACAGCTTGTCCATTGCCATCGATGATCTTAAAGTCAGCACTTGGTGGGAGATTTTTATTGTGACCAGGAATCCATCTCTCTCCACTGTCACTAGTCTCAAGAATAATATTAATATTATTGTTAGCGCAATCTGTCACGAATTCATTGTAAGATGCCTGAATAGTAGAGAATGTCATACTACCAGAGATATCAATCCACAATGATACATACGTACCATCAGGTAGACCAGCTAACTGACAGATATCAAACCAACTGGAGGTGAAGTTAGCATTACCATCATCACGTCTAACTTGAATACCACCATTTGCATATGGATCATTCAAATAGTTTGATGGCATGTTCAATCTACTGAGTGGATATCTTACATTACCATTAGATTGTAGAACTGCCTGTAACAACCAGAATGTTCTGTATGGGAAATTATTTCTAAATGCAGTCCAGTCAGACTGTTGAGTAGATACACTAGGTGATACCTCGTCAATGATTGATATACAGTTAATTAACTGTGCTAACTGTGCATTTGTAATCTTTGAGATTAATGGTGCTTCCTCATTAGGATCATCACTGTAAAATACCGAATTCTCCAGTCCATCGAATTGATCACCATGTATAATTTCTACTGGTTCATCATCTAATGAGTTTCCACCAACACCAGCAGCACCAGTTTGTCTTACTTTCAACCAAGTACCACCAGAATTTTTATCTACCAAGATAGGATAGTTTGCATGAATTTCGATAGGAATATCAATATCATCAATCAAAAGTTTTTCAGTTGTAATCTCAGTCTCTGGTGTGACGATTGGTTCCTGTTCTTTTAGTTTATCCTTACTCTCAGGAATATCAACATTCGCAGGAGACTGGTCAATAATAACTGTAGTTATAGAAGTGGATGAAGCAGGTGATCCTGCACCCTCTGCTACAAGAACAAATTCAATTGAAGATGGACCAAAGTTACCCCAGTTTATACCAATTGTATCCCAATCAATAACACCGTTTCTATCTGTATTTCCAGCAGCGGCACCAAGATCAGATGATGTTGCAGGAGGAATATTAATAATATTTCCAACTACACTAGTACCATCGAGGAAATAATAAGTTGGTGTTATATTAATAGCTGACGTAGCATACTTTGTTTCATACTCAATATTAAAATTACTATCATTGTAAGGAATAGTGCCTGGCGAAGTTATTGTTGCAGTTGGTGGTTGTAGTACAGTGACAGTAACACAAGTGTTAGGTGACGTACCACCAATACCAGATGCAACAGCACAATATGTTGTAGTATCGCCAGGATTTATATACTCACTACTATTCAAGTTTCCATTATTAATATTACCTTGAGTCCAAGTAATAGTATCTGCGTCACCATTAACATTCCAACTAAGAGTTGCACCTTGACCAGCAACAATAGTGGTCGTAGGACTGACAGTGAAAGTAATAGTAGGAGGAACTAATACTGTTACTGTGATAGACTTACTGTAAGTACCAGTTCCAGAACCAGAGATTGTATATGTTGTGGTTGAAGAAGGAGAAACACTAGCACTACCACTAAAGAATACATTAGAATAGTCAGTATATCCCTGTGTTGGTGTCTTAAATGACTGAATGAATATATTATATGGTCCTTCACCACCAGAAAATGTAGTCCAAATGGTTCCAAGACCATTAGGAGGACCACCATTAGAGTCAACATACTCATAAACCATTAGTGTTGGAACAGGAGCGTTGTACCATGGGGGATACACATATCCCATCAATCCACTGGTTGGTTTAACGCCTGGTATTTCTGCATCAAAACCACCAAATGTTCCTGGCGCTGCTGAAGTGAAGAAACGACATAGTATACCCTCATATGAATATCCACCAGGATTACTTAGAGCACACATGTGGTCTTGTGGTGGAGTTGATTTATACCATCTAGGAATCTGTCTAGTGCCATAATATATTGGTGATCCTGATGGACTCAACGTACCATAATTTGTGATAGATGCACTTGTAATTCCATTGGCAAGATACCAACTGAAAGTTGCACTCTGTCCTTGTATAATCGTTATGCTATTAGTACCATTACTCCAGTTGAATGATCCTGTTACTTGTGTCTCTGCAATATATTCTGTTGGTTCTTCAGGTACATCATATGCCTCATGTCTCCAATGAGAATTCTTGACAGTCAGTTTGCCATTTTCCAGATGAACAGCGGCAAGCATTGGATCAAATGACTGTGGTGCAATACTATTTCCACCTACAGCACCAATTTGTCTTACATTTTGCCAGTTATCATCCTTGTTAAAGTCTACCTGAATAGGATAGTTTGATTTAATTTCTACATCGATATCAATATCATCGACCAAGAACATCTCAGACAGAATATCTGTCTCTGGTGTGACGATTGGTTCTTGTTCCTTGATCTTATCTTTGCTCTCCTCAATGTTCAGGTTATCTGGAGTCATATCAATTAAGATAGGAATCGTCGCAGATGCTGTCGCTGTACCACCATTGCCTTGAGCAACAATTACATACTCTACACTCTTGGCACCTCTATTGTTGTATGGTATAGTGGTATTATATGTGCTGCTAACTGATGCGTTAGGGAAGTTTAAGAATGGAGATCCAGATGCTGTTAGATTAATTGGACCTTCAGTTGTTGATGGAGAATCATAGTAATAGTATGTTGCAGTAATTTGAACAGATGTGTTCGCATACTCTGCAGTATATGATACAATACCCTGCTGATCATATGCAATTGCACCTGGCCAGTTTACTGTTATTGTTGGTATCTGATAGACATTAATAGTAATAGATGTCTCTGGTGATGTACCACCGTTGCCTGTAACGTATCCAGAATAGGTTGTAGTGTCGCCAGGACATACTGTGGCATTACTAGTGATATTTGTGTTAGTGATGCCTCCAGAGGTCCATACGAGGTTATCACCGTCTCCTGTGATATACCACGATAATTGAACACAATTACCAGCAATAATATTGATACTAGGACTAGCAGTAATGAATAATTGAGGTGGTACGTAGACAGTTACAGTTCGCTGAGATGATGTAGCAACACCACTACCATTAGGATTATTAACACTTAGTGTGTAAGTTGTGGTTGATGTAGGACAAACTGTCGTGCTTCCGTTGCCATTGCCATCAAAACCAACATTACCAATACCACTGATAGATCCACCACCTAAGTTACCAAAATTAGTGTTCCACGATAGAGTAGTACACTGTCCTTGGATAATAGGGTTGGGATTTGCAGTAAAACTATTAATACTTGGAATTGGTGGATCATACCCATACCAATCTAGTGCAATACCCCAAGGACCAGCACCAGAGTTCCTAGATGTAGCACTGATAGTGTATGTTCCTGGCGCAAAATATCCTGGCGTTGTTCTGGATGTCTGACCATTAAATCCACCCATGTTGAACTGATAACTGCCATTAATATAAACAGAACCAGAATCATCAACAGCAGTCCAAAATTTCTGCCTACCGTAGTTGTTAAATGTAATTGTCCAAGAATATGTCCTTTCAATGCCAAACGTTGGTCCATCAGTACCACCAACGTTGTAAGTATTCATGAAACTGGACCAGGCACCTTCGTTATACTGCGGTCCTCCGTTAGATCTACTAGTCCACGAGAAATCGTTTGTCATTTTAGATCTTGATTAGATACTCTACTAGGGTAAATGGTGTAACAAGTTGATCTAATTTTTCGTCATCAGAAATATCAACGTCAACATATGCAGAAACACCACTCATGTCAACATCTTGCTGATCATAAGCGTAAGTGAAGTTGTGACTATATGTTGTAGTTGGTGTGAGATTATGTTTGTGTACAGATTCACCTTCCCAATCAGATGAGAAAGCTAACTGGTTACCACCACCAGAGTTTCCTAGTCTTTGAGCATAGTCCTTACCACCCGTGCTAGAAGTTTCATGCTGACGAGAGTAGTTTAGATATTTCTGGTTAGATTGGTGTGCGTGACCTTGGAAGTTATCAATGTTTAACTGAGTTTCTGAAGTTTCTCTCTCCATATTATATCTGGGATTACCAATAAAATTAAGATCTCCAGATGCAGATATCCTTGCATTACCAATGTAATTTGCTTCGATTCTGTTTCCAAAATTACTGATTACTTCAATCTGTGGTCCAACTCTAGTTGTTGGATTTGCTTGGACAGTACCATCATCAACAATACCATTCTGATATAAACCTGTACCTCTACCACCAATGATTACTTTAGATCCTAGGTCTGGTAGTTGAAACTCACCCAGATCACCAGTAGAAAGATCTTCTGGTCTTAAATTTTGATTTTCTTTCTTAAATCTTGACTCGTCACCAACACCCAATACTCTCGCTAACGCTAAGTAATCCTTCGCATTCTGTCTGGATCCATCACATCTTAGATATCCAGCAGGCAACAAATTTCTAAATGTGACAGCATTCGGATCATTTGCTGATCCAATACCACTCGTAGTATGGATAATTATACTACCCACCATACCACCATATTTTGCTTTTTGATTAGCGTAATTTGCCATTAGTATGCTCGGATGATGTACACGATAGTTAATGAAGGTTGACTGGTATTCATACTGATTTCAAGTGCGCCAGTATTACTATTGTTATCTAATACAGTGTTAATAGGAATATTAACATCAGCAGTCAATCTAGGTTGTGGTTTTAAACTGTTCTGATCATATTTAACCGTAAAAGGATCATGTGCGTGTGCTTGGATACTATCATCCAACCAGTCAGCACCAACATTACTAACAAATGTACCAAAGTTACCTGAAGATAAAGCATCAGGATAATAGTTTCTCAATCCCTCATCAATAGTAATATTGACTCCAAACAAACCGTAAGGAATAACATCACCACTAGTTAGCTGTTCATAGGAGTATTCTCCTTGGTTTGCAATACTAGTTTGTCTTACAACCTGTGGTGACAAGTTAACAGGTGGGTTTTCACCTCTTGCTCCCATAACTGTTCTGCCAGGTGAACCACCACCAGTGCCATTAAATGAACCAAAGGATCCCCAACTTCCACTATCTACTAACTGAACATTCTCTTTGAACCACTTCAAACCAAGTCTAACCTTGTCAATCTTACCGTCACCACCAGAGATGCCAAGAACAACAGTTCTAACGTCGATGGATGCATAGTTGAATGATGCTGTGATGTTATCATATGGAATAACACCAAGTCCTGGTCTCGTTCTATCTGCTTCCAATATTGTTTCATATACGCCAGGATGGGTATGATTTCTAATATGTTGGTGACCTAGTTTTCTACCACCAATAAAGACTGATTTCTCACCAGTACCATCAATAATCGTGTTACCCGTAATCTGACCACTGTAACCATTTCTATCATTAAGTGTGAACTCAACGTCAGTTCTAACGTCATTGAATACGACGGGAACACCATTATCAGTATTTTCCCCAATAAATGGTTCAATTAAATTTCTTGCATCAGGATCAATATCAATTGCATCACCTGTACCAGTAGAGGCATCGAAGTATGAACCTTCAATATCCATCAAACACTTACCATCAAGCAAATTAGGAAGAACAAATTGTCCAGTATATCCTGGAAATGCTCCTCCTAAGTTTGATGATCCTGAATTATAAGTATCACCAATCACTTGAACCAGCAAAGGGTAATCTTTTGCGTCAGGTGATGTCCCATCGCAAATGATCCACCCTTTAGGAATCTCACTAAGTGCTCCCGTCCAAGGCATGATGGTGCCGATAACGGCACCTTTCATTGTTCTTGCTTCTTGGTAAAATGGCATTGATTTATACGTCCGTGAGATACCAACCGATGAGTGATGATGGTGCGCCAGGCAGTCCATCTGGTGTAGAGTTACCAGCGTAAACAAGTGTGAACGCTGCATTTGGTGTCTGTACAACTAGTTCACCACCGTTATAACCAGCATATGCTGAAGGTGGAATACCCTGAAGAACAGTAGAACCAGTGTTGCTAACTTCACCCTGAACCTTAGCATTGTCAGGTGCTCTTACAACCATACTCTGGTTGTATGATAGACTACCACTAATATCTATAATCCTAATCTGATCGCCCATTTCAGGAGATGCAGGAAGTCTGATTAAAGTATTACCAGTACAGTTGACGAAGTAGTTAACATTTGATTCAGCAGTGAATGCCGAGTCTGCCTGATAGAGCCACTTACGTGCGCCAGTCTGGGAGAAGTAGTTGCTGATGCCAGCAATCTTGACGGAACCGTTGTTATCAACACCGAAGATCTCATCACCTACGTTTGCATATGCAGTGGTCTCTCCAGCGTATACTGTGAGGTCTCCACCACGAATGAATGCATCACCAGCAACATCGATATCACCACCGAAGGTTGATGTTCCAGTTCCCAGAGCAGAGAATGAACCATATACAGTGAAGTCACCAGAAGAGTTGACGAACGTTAGTCTTGGAGTAGTTCCATCAGTTCCGAAGACGTTGATGTTACCACCGTTGATTGTTAGATCACCAGTTGCAGTATCAACTTCTAAGGTTGTTCTGAGTGGAGTACCAGTTGCACCACCGTTCGTGATTCTGAAGAACTCAGTTTGTAGGAGAGTCGAACCATTGATGGTTAGAGTGTTCTCAGTGGTTAGAGTTCCAGCAATGTTAGTGTTACCACTGTTAGAATCAACAGTGAACTTATTGAATCCAGATCCAGCAGCAATATCACCGAAGATGTAAGTATCGCCAGTGGTAGACTCGACCTTGAATACTTCAGCAGCAGGGTCACCACCATCATTGATGATCAAGGACTGTGGTGAGGTGCTGATTAGTTCCTCAATTGAGCAGAACTCACTTGCTGATAGTCTGAAGAAGTCTTGAGTGGAAATAGTACCACCAAACTCTGCAACACCGATATTAACATCAGCAGTACCAGCGCCAATACCAGTGAGAGGTTCATCGAGTTCACCGTTAGCATCTAGGTCAGAACCAGTGATGTAAGAAGCATTAGATTGCTTGTCAAGTTTCGCGATAACACAGTTATCAGGGTGATCAGTACCAGATGTAGTTCCATCAATTCCTCTGGTAACAATGAGTCTGTAACCTTGTGGATCATTTGCATTGGTAATGTTATCAATACCGATGACCTGAACAATTTCAGACTTAGACTCATCAGGAGTATAACCAGCGACTGGTACTCCTGCAGAAGTTACAGGACCAACCTCTCTATCAATCAGGAGAAGATCGCCAAGTTGGAAATCAGTTGGTGATGGAGTTGTGATTGGTAGGTAGTAGTTAGCACCTGCACTGTTAACACCATTGACTAGGAAGGTGAGGTCTCCACCGCCACCGCCGCCAAGTTGCGAATCAGTGATAGTTAGAGTATCGTTATCAGCATAACCTTCACCACCAGACTCAATCGTAATTTCGATAGTAAAGTCAAAGCGGATTAGAACTGAGAACGCTGCACCAGTACCAGATCCACTAGTAGTTGCATCGAGATACTGATAAGTACCAGGTTGTCTCTGAGTGGAACCATTGTTGGTGATGTTGTCAATAGATGCAATCTGACCACCAGCAACTAGGAACTGAGTTGAACCCCATGGTGCTACACCAGCGGTATCAATTCTTCTGCCAGTTGGTTCATACTTGTAGAAGTCAATGTTTGGATTTTCTACACCACCTACGAGGTGTGGAGCAGGAGTTGTACCAAACTTACCTCTACCGATCTTAACAATACCAGCGTTTAGACCACCGTCTAGTCTGATGTTACCCTCAACAATTGCAGAAGCAAGGACATTCAGGGAGTTTCTGATGACTGTAGTACCACCAGTTGAACCCATGGTGAACGTGGTTGCGTTCGTTGCAAGGTTAACAGTGTTGGTAGATGTACCATCGAATGCGTTAACGACTCTCGTCTGAGAGAAGATTCTGGATGAACTTGTGCCAGCTCCATAACCAGAACCAAATTCAATCTGTCCACTAAATCCAGCGTAGAATGTACCAACGGTGAGTCTTGACTTGCCAGGTGAACTGGTTGCAAAACCACCACCAAGTCTGATGTCACACTCTGAAGTGTTAGACTCAGCAACAGTACCAATGTCTGCATTGAACTTAGTAGAATTTCTACCGAAGTAGAGAGTATTGGTTGCTGCAGTTTCTGCAATCAACCATGTGGAGGTAGGTGCAGATCCACCAATGGTGAATGTCTGAGGAACAGTAGAACTATTCATCAGGTTGAAGATCTGACCGTCACTTGCCCAGTTCAGAATATTTGCATTCTGATTAACGAAGTTGAATGCATTGTTAGTGGTAGTAATATCTCCACCGTTGACTTCAATGTCAGTCATGAACATTGAGTCGCCAGTAAATCTGGAGTTACCAACAACAACGAAGTTTCTGTCTAGTTCTAACTGTGGGTTAACACTATCAGTTACCTTAGTATTGATACCAACACGACCATTGTTAGTGGTCATGACACGTAGAACTGAACTATCGTCTGGATCAGAACTATCACCACCAACCAAGAATGCATTATCTTGATCAGTTTCAGTCTTGAGGATAGTTGACTCAGTTAGGTAAGATTCAATAGTCTTACCACTGATGAATGCAGTACCAACAACATCTAGGTTTGCTCTAGGTTCTTGATCGATTGAGGTGAATGCCATGCCGCTAGCAACATGGTCAGTACGTGCAATGGTGTTAACACCAAGTTTGTAATCACCAATGTTCTCAGTTTCAGTTCTGAGTGCTTCAGCACCAACTACACCGTACTCTTTCCAGTTAGCATTAGAGAACTCAACCTTAGGAGTTGGTTGACCAACACCTACGCTATCAAGTACACCACCAGCACCGTTCCAAGATAGAGTGTCAATACCGATATTGTTATTGACTTGGAAGTGTACGTAGTTGTTTGCAGGATCAAATGCATCGCCATTTGGTGAGTATACCAACCAAGTGGAGTTGAGCAGTGGGTTAATGTAACCAGTTAGTTTGATCGAAGATCCAGAGTTGATACCAAGCGTGGAGTTAGGAATGTCAACGCCTAGGTTATCCTTAAAGGTCAGTTTAACTACGTTAGTACCATCAAACTCAATCGTGAAGATATTGTTAGAAGGAATAACAGTGAAGTAGTTTGCATAGACCCAACCAAGTGAACCAGTCTTACCAACCTCGACACCCTTGAGTAGAATGTCACCAGATCCTGCTTGTACACCGTTATAATCTACGAACTGGTTAGTTTGTAATCTGGTGCCACCATCAGCAACTAGTGGGCTGTTGTTAGGTGTGATATTAGAAGGAATACCAGAACTGATATGTGTCTGGATCTGATACGCCTGACCCTTACCTCTAGGGTTGAATCCGAAGACTGCAGCATTAATTCTGTTCTTGCTGATTCTGATATCGCCATCAACTGGGTTGCCAGGTGAGGACCATGCAGTTCTGTCTAGTGATTCGTCTTGCTGTACATTAGTTACAGGATCGACTGAAGATACGTTAGAACGGATGATTAGTGAATCTCTAGTCTCAGTTAGGTCGTTATCCTGAACGGAGATGACTACTGGAGACTGGAATACGTTCTGCTGTGAACCATCACCACCAACAACTGTAATGTTCTGGTTGAACGTTACAGGAGTATCGAATGATGTAACGAGGTTACCGATATCCTCATCATCGTCGTCACTATCCTGAAGAACTGCCGCTTCTAGGAAGGTTTCTTCACCAGTAATAGCGTTGATCTTACGGTTACCGATATAGAGGTCACCGTTGGAGTTTAGACCCGTGTAGAAGACGATACCAGCGTCTTGTTTCTTACTTTGGGCGTAGAAGTCCTCAGTAGGAGTTAAGACGATCTCCTGACGCGCTGGGAGACCAGTTGAGTAGTTGCCTGGTCCGAAACCAAGATACTCAAATGTGTGGTTACCTGCTCTTGCAATAGATGGTCTTCTAAGTTCAACATAATACTTCTGATCAACAACAACCAGACTATCACCAGCAATTGGAATTCTACGATCCTCAGAACCTGAGGTTGCGTTACCATCCTGTGCTCTAATTTCATTAACACCACTATAAGAGTTAATAATGAATGCTGGTTGGTTAGTAAGATCTTCGACAAGTTCTCTTGTTACAGAGTTCTTATAGTCGTTAGTTCTAACTAGACCGTGGATGTAGTTGTCAGCAGCAGAGAATGTTGCTGGTGGGTCAATTTGCTGTGCAGCGAGGTTAAGTTCAGCAGCAGTTGTACCTGCCTTCTGGAACCAAAGAGGATCGTTCTTATAGTTCAGTGGATAGAGACTGCTGACTGGTTGTGAGAAGTTAAACTTACGGAAGTTGCCACCTGCACCTGCACCAGTTGGTAGAGGTGAGATGTTACCGCGTAGGCAGGATAGGTAGTAAATACCGTCTTGCTGACCAGCGATTCTGCGTTGTAGTGTCTCGTAGTTGAAGACATAGAAGGTATCATCGATAATACCAGCATCTTCGACGCTAGCAGCATAGTATTCAACACCTGCGCTATCCTGAATTCTGTCGCCTGGCGTGATGGTGTAAACATTAGCACCATTTTGCTTGTAGTAATACTCAGGATATCCTTTCTTGATAAGAGTCTTGAGTGGTAGGGATTTACCCATGTCCTGATCCTCAAGCATATCAGCAAATGTGCTGCCTTGAGTAAATCTGGTGTTATAAAACTCTGAGAACTCTAATTTTCCGCCGCGAATATTTTTCAGAATTAGGTAATGTGAACCCGCATTTTCGTAATAGGCATGGATATTCGCGATGCCTGAAGAATTACCAGTCCATTCGACTTGGTTAGCAGTGATACTAGCAGTCTTATTGACTACCCACTCACCACCCTGTGGTGGATTGATGCGAACAGTAGTGAACTGCTCATTCTTGAGGCCAGGGAAGTTCTTAGCATCAACAGTATGATCAATCAGGGTCAGTTCTAGGTACTGGATGTTAGGATCTAGTGGATCCTCTACATAACGACCAGACTGGATAGTTGCCTGAATACCAGAGGTAAATCTTGCGAATGACTTATACTCAACACCTTGACCAGTTTGATCAGTTCTGTAAGGATCGTATGCTTCCTCACTATTCAGTGCGAACTGGGTGAACTGTGGTCCAGTGTAACCAATGTATTCACCAGCTTGTACTGGGTTCTCGAAACGAGCACCAAATACACTACCAGCAACTGGTTTTAGGAGAACTTTCTGTGGTACTAACTTACGAGTGTCGTCAGTTCTTGTCTTGATAACAAATCCATTGATAGGATCTCTTGCGTTCTCAAGATAGGAAGGAATGACATAACGTAGTTTGTATGTTCTATCATCTGCTTCACGGTTATCTTCCAGACGTGTGAACCACGTATCAGTGGTCTTAGGTCTGTCAGAGTAATCGTCCTGATGTAATCTCCAGAAGATGTTCTCTTGCTTGATTCCCTGTGCAATACCAGAGGATCCTTCGTCGATACATTCGATGTACCACTTGCCTTGATTAGCAACACCCTGATTGAATGTTGGGTCATACTTAACAGGTGATCTACGCTTGTTACAGAAGACTTGGAACGTATCAGTCTGACCAGCAGTAAACTGAATAGGATCAGCGTTGTTGATTGCGTCAGCGTGAGTCTTGTGGATCGTGAAGACCTTAGAGGTCTGATAACGTGCAAAGAATTCTTTGACTGGGTTCAGTCTACCGAAGTTTGCATCGTTAACATCAGTTACGGTAACTTCAGGATCACTTGCGAAGGTCTGACCAACAGTTGGTAGATCATCAGGTGCAAGATCTCTGAAGAATACTTTCTGTGGAGTTACTGAAGAGAATGGAACGTCAAAGACGTTAGATACATCAGTCTCAATACCACCAACAACAGCGTTGGATAGATTACACTTGTAGCGATGTAGATCGTACTTCTCGTCGAGGATGAACTGATAGATATCGATCTCTACATTAGGATCAATGCTCTCAGATTCAGATGCATAGATGAAGATACCTGCAGCTGCATTCTCTCTTGAGGTTGCGAGCATCAGTTTAGTCTGATCGCTACCATTGAAGAACGTAGTGTTGGAGAAGTCAAATGGTTGTGTCTTTCTGCCTGGTGCAATTACATAGTAAGTTCTGTTAGTTTCAAATCCGTCAGGTAGTCTGATGAGACGCTTGTCAACATCAACATATCTACCAAGATCAGTATCGAAACGTGGACGTGGGACCAGTCTGACTGGTGTACCAGTTTCAAAGTTGTGTGGGTTAGATGCACCTAGACCAGAAGTATTAATGGTGAATACTGTTGATCTCTGTGAGAAGAGGGAGATGTCTGCAGTCTGCTCTTGTCTAGTAACAGAACCAACACCAGAGTTAATGATGGTGGTGATGTTACCAATCAACGTCGTGATTGCATTTGCAGTACCAGCACACTCTCTAATCTGCTCACCGAAGTTAGGATCAGCAGGATCAGTGATGATGTTACCAGTGAGGGTGTCAGCGATAACATCAGGATCAGTATTTGCAGGACCGACAGTTACAGTCTTAGGTAGAGTGTCTGCCCACTGACCATTCTCAAAGACAAAGAATAGATCGATGGTGCTGCTAGATTGATTTGCATTTACAGTCTGACCGAACTCAAATCTAGAGTTCTCTACACCAAGTTCAATCTGAGTATTGTTGACGATTCTCTTAACGAATACATTCTGTCCAATGGTAGTGTAAACAGGTTGAGCACCTGCTTGTAGAACACCATTGACATATGCTGGGTTGGAGATGTCAGTGTCATCATACTCAACACAACGCATACCAACCAGAATACCACGAGTGTCACCAACATCAACGATTGCACTACCAGCAGTAGTGGTACAGTTGTATGCTAGGAAGTCGAAGTTCCTCATGGCAGCAGTTGCCATCTGTCCAACGTAATCCCATGCTGCTAGGGTCTCAGTCTTCTCACCGTCGATGTACTGTAGTTGAGAACCACCAGCAATCAGAGCGTTAGTGGAAGCTCTTACGAATGTATGTGCAACCTGTGGTAGGTGCTTAACACAATTAGTACCAGCACTTACGAAAGTATGTGCGGACTGTGGGGTGTGAGAGACAGCATTTGCAGTTGCACTTACAAAGGTATGTGCAGACGTGTCAGGTGATACACCAACGTTGATAGTAAATGTACCATCTTGACGTTCAATGCCATTTGCAGCAGCACTTACGAAGGTGTGGGTGCCAGTGTAAGAGGAAGGTCCAACGTTGATATCAAAAGTATTTGCAGTTACATTGGAGATCTCCATCCAGCGACCAGATGGATAGTCGTAGTTAGCACGTGGGTAAGACTTCTGGGTGAGGTTACCATCTAGATCACAGGTATAAGTTAGTGAACCATCAGCAACCTTAATGTAATCACCATTGCTGAATCCGTGGTTACCAACAGTTAGTGTGATAACACCAGTTGATGCATTGTATGGAGCATTGGTGACTGTGTGTTGGGTAGAACCAACAGCAGTAATTTCGATTGACTTCTGACCTGCATATGGATCAGTACCAGGACGTGGATAACTATGCTGAGTTGCGTTATTATCCAGAGCACAAGTGAATGTGAGTGAATTGTCTGCAAGTACAACGCCGCGACCAACACCTAGACCATGCTGTCCAACAGTGAGAACCATGTCACCTGTTGATGGATTGTATTGAGCATTGGTTGGGGTGAACTGCTTGTTAGGACCAGAGACACCTGCGTTGACAGTAATAGTCGTGCTGGTTCTGCTGGTGATCAGCATTGAACGACCAGAGAATGGATCAATACCAGAACGTGGATATGACTTCTGTGCCTGATCATTGTCCATACCACAAGTGAAGGTCAATGAATTGTCGTCAATGACAACACCTTCACCAACAGTCAGTGAGTGGGATCCAATAGTTAGTACCAGATCTCCAGTAGCAGGATCATAAGAAGCATCGGTTGGAGTATACTCTACGTTAGGACCAGAGACGCCAACGTTACATGTAATAGTATTTGCAGTAACACCAGTTACTAGGATGGATTGACCAGCATATGGATCAATGCCAGGACGTGGATAAGACTTCTCAGTCTTATTGTTGTCCATTCCACAAGTGAATGTGAATGAATTATCAGCAAGTCTGATGTATCTACCAGCCTGAACACTATGATTAGGAACAGTCAAGACGAACTGACCAGTCGCTGGATCGTAAGTAGCGTTGGTTGGAGTATAAGTTAGACTGCTGCTAGTACCAACGTAGTATGCTTCACCTGCCTGTACAGAGTTGATGTTACCACCAAGTCTAAGGTCAGATACAACAGCATCAACGATGTATGCAACGTCACGGTAGCACTTAGATGCCTCAGCATCATTAGTGAATGATCCTCTGTTAACAACAGGGAGGTTAGTGAGGTTGCTGAGTGAGAATGCATCAACAGCGATGTCAAACAGGTTCTCGATGCTGCTACGGACGTTAGCACAATCCCAGAGACCATTGTCTACTGATGGGAGATTGTCTAGGGTGCCTAGTAGAACTGCCTCAACAGTGATATCAATCAGTGAGTTGACAGCAGCAACAACATCAGAACAGTTACCAGCAACATATCCTTGGTTAACACCGTTCTGGATCAGATCTACTGGTTGTGCAGGAACAGTACGTGCGATACCATTGAGGTTACCAACACCAGCAAGATCGTTGCCGATTGCCTGCATAATGGTGTCGATGTTAGACTGTACTGCAGAGATAACGTTTACACATGCAGGAGAATCCCAGTCTTGTACAGTAGCACCATCGATATACTGATCAAGAGTATTAGCACCAGTGTTGGTAACAGCAATGTTTCTCAGTACATCAGGAACAAGTGCTCTTACCTGATTGAATACTTCTCTTGCTTCATCACGCTCAGGGTCAATGAAGGTAGAAGATGCTAGACCGTAACCAATGCAGTTATCAGTTGCAGAGATAAAGGTGTGTGCAGACTGTGGGGAGTGAGTTACAGAACCAGCGAGAGCACTGACGAAGGTGTGTGGTACGCCTGCTGCGGTGCCAGCGGCACCAACGTTAACAGTAATCGTGTTAGTGCTGATTGCAGTAATAGTAAAGGACTTTCCAGCGTAAGGATCCTGACCAGCACGAGGATAAGTATGCTGAGTCTGGTTGTTATCCTGATCACAAGTGAATGTGAGGGAATTGTTAGCGATCATCACGCCTTCGCCAACGGAAAGTCCGTGACCTGCACCGATGGTGATTTCCATCGCTCCAGATGTGGAGTTGTAAATTACATTGGTTGGGTCAAAGCTTAGGTTAGGACCAGATACACCAACGTTACAGGTGATGCTAGATTCATCTGCATCAACAATCTGACACCAGTTACCAGAGAAAGGATCTTGACCAGCACGTGGGTAAGACTTCTGTGACTGGTTGTTATCCATGGCACAGGTAAAGACCAGACTGTTGTCATCAAATCTGACATAGTTGCCAGCAACCATATCATGACCAGGAATGGTGAAGACTGATAGACCAGTTGCTGGATCGTAAGTAACATTAGTTGGAGTGTATTCCTTACGCTTCTTCTCACTGCCGAAGAATGGCATTACGTTAGTAATGTAGATCTCTGCAGAGTCGTAAGTCTTAGCGTTACCACCAAACTTAACGTCATACATGATCATCTCAAGGATGTTGATAACATCGTCTAGACAATCTTGCTTGGTGTTCTGCTCTTGTGGTTCATAAGAACTGTAGAGAGGATTAGCAAGCATACGCTCGTATGCCTCTTCTGCCAACCACTCCTTGTTCTTCATGATCAGACGATGTGCGTCTGCATTAGTATCAGATACGATTGGTGGATCACCAGTCTTATCAAGAGTGATTGACTGATCCCAGAATAACAGTCTGTTGTTGATTGCTGAGTTGATAACATCAGCAGCACGTCTGAATGCAGTGATTGCTTGTGACTGTTCACCAATTAGACCATTGCTAATTGCATTACCGAAGCGGTCGAAGTATGCTCTTGCCATTGAGACAGAGTAAGCATTACCACCGAACCACAAGTCTTGCATTACTGCATCAACAATGTGACCGATATCTCTACGGCACTTGTTCTCATTTGCTTGGAGACTACGTGCTTGTGGGTTTACAAAATTAGGATTATTAGGATTCCTAATAGTATCAGGGTTGCCATCACTAATTACCTGAGTAACAATAGAAGTTAGAGTTGCGATTGCATTCTGAACGTCAGCACATGCACTAGCATCTGTGTTAGTAAGATCGCCATTGCCATCACCATAGACTGCTTCGCCAGGTGATACGCTGAGATCCTGATAACCAGAAGTTAGTTGGTTAGATACTGCATCCTGAAGATAATCTCTTACGGCATTGAAACCAGTGATTGCTTCTGTTTCTTCACCTTGGAGACCACCAGTAACCCAAGTATTGCTGCCTTCAAAATACTTCTCCATGAAGGTGATGGTCCACTGGTTACCACTCAAGAAGATGTCCATGCCCAGTGAGTCAATGAAGGCTCCTAGGTCTCTACGACACTTGTCAGGTGTACCACTTGGGAATACAAATGCTGGGTGAGCAGTTTGAATAGCACTAATAGCAGCATCAATAGCACCTGCTTTGTTGCGTCTGATTAGACGATATGCAGTCTTGAATCTTGACTGACTGGTCTCTTGTGGATCGCCAGGGAAGTAGAAGAATGGAGACTCATCATAGGTTGCAATCTCTGCAAGTGCATTATCAAGGATGTAATCTCTGTTATTATTGATCAGTCTGTAGGTATCTCTGAACCTAGAAGCAGGATCAATCTTCTGTGCTGGGTCAATAGTAACACCATTAGTGGTATCACCATCGATTTCTGCCTGTGAACCAGTCTTACCTGCGGTGATAGTACCAATAGGTAGACCACCATAAGGAGCAATCAGACTGTTAGAATCTGGATCATAAAGATCTGCCTTAACTGCTAGCAGGTTAGATACTGCTTGCTTACAAAGATCTCTTGCTCTGTTGATTGCCCAGAGGACATTCTCTTGCTCACCTGCATACTTGCTTAGTTGTCCACTGCCATTGAAGAATGACTGAATGAGCAGGATAGTATTGGAGTTGCCACCATCTCTAAGGTCTTCTGCAACTGCATCAACCATCTCACCTACATCTTCAGCAGTAACTGTAGAGGTAGGATTGAAGATACTAAGAGAAGTCATAGTATCATTGACAATATCCTGTCTGTTACTGATGATCAGGTTACGAGCATCATTGTAACGGTTTGCATTAGGATCTCTGCCAGGATTGACATAGGAAATGTCCTGAAGTCTTGGGAACTTCTCAATAATATAACCGAAGACTTCCTCTTGGATCATCTTACGGTTGCTTTCAATCAAGTTAGCAGCATCAGCATAGGTGCTGTTGTATGCAAAACCTGAAGGGTTAAGGATAGATGCTGCAGCAATATACTTAACGAAACCAGTTGGTTCTAGTGATACGTTGAACTCTTCAGTACCGCCAGCAGTTGCAGGATCTAGTTTTACATATAGTTTCTCACCAGACTTAGCACCCAATCTGTAACCGTTGATTGATACTGCAGGACGGTTCAGTGGATCTTTGATGTCATCACTGCCTAGGAACAACTTGGTGTAGTTGTTTGCATCAGCAATGGTGCCTTGAATATCAATGGTATAATACTGAGTCTTCTTGACATTAGCAGCATCATCCGAGATCTTCTTAGGTGGAATGATGTCAGTAATGTAACCACCCTTATCTTGGTTAAAGGCGAAACCTTTGAAACCAATAGCATGTAGAGATGTGTTACCGAAGTT